CGGTATTCGTAATGCAGTAATGCTTACAATCCCTCCCTGTGGTACGATCTCGATGCTCCACGGAGTTTCGAGTGGCATCGAACCTATCTTTTCTGCGATGTACAATCGACGCTATCGCAAGAATAATGTTTGGAAGGAGCAATTAGTCGTTGATCCTCTATTCCAAGAATACTTCGATAAGGGCAAGCCTCTTGATTCATTCGTTGGAGCATACGATGTAACTCCTGAAGATCACATCAAGGTTCAAGCTACTGTTCAGAAGTTTATTGATTCTTGCATCTCGAAGACTATTAACCTACCTTCGACTGCAACACCTCAACAGTTCTCTCAGGCTGCACTAGATTACGCTCCTTATCTAAAGGGTCTTACTGTGTATCGTGCTGGTTCTAAGGGTAATGAGCCTCTACAAGCCATCCCTCTAACTGAAGAGAATATCAATAAGTATATGCGTAAGAATGAAAATCAGTTAGTTGGTATGCAGAATGGTGATGCTTGCTCTCTAACTGGTGGAGAATGTGGAGCCTAAAATGACCTTGTATGAGTGGATTTGCAGAGATTGTGATATATTCTGGGATAGAGATTGCCAAATGGGCAAAGCTCCAACTAGAACTAAATGTCCTAAATGCAAGAAGCTCTCAGGTCGCTACTATGAGAATGCTAATGTAGGTGTATCATTTAAAGATGATGGACAAGGTAATGGAGGTCTTGGTGTAGGAGGAGCAAATGATTTCTATACAGTAAGAAAGCGTTATCAAAAAGTAGCGGAAAAAGGTCTTGATAAAGACTCTGCTAATAGATTCTTAACAAAAAGTATAGAAGCTTCTAAGAGAGCTATGACTGATGAAAGCTATAGGTATAAGCCAGTATACTTAAAATATGACAACATAGCCAAAGAAAATAATCTAAAAAAGCTAAGTTCTTCTCAAGTAGAAAAGAAAATACAATCTGCTAAGAAACTTACAGAAGAAGCCTATGATAGAGCAAACAAGCTGGGCTATAAAGACCAGCATGGCAATAAGTTAGATATTACAAAACCCCAAAAACAACAATAGCATGGCATACGATTTTTCTGAAAACATTCAACGAGGTATCATCTACCTGTTGAAGTCTGATCGTGATTTCTATCTTCAAATTGTAAACCTAGTTAAGCCTGAATACTTTGATTACCCTTCTCACTCGAAGATCTTCGAGAAGATTAAGGCGTACTACGACAAGTATGGCAAACTTCCTACTGATGATTTCATCATTCAGGATATCAAGCCTACGCTGACTAGCAGGGAAAGCGTTTCCGATTACGAGGACGAGCTTCTCAACATCAATAATCTTGATGCCTCTAGTGTTAACAACACAGAGTATATGCTCGACCTGATTGAGAACTTCGCTAAGAAGGAAGCGATGAAATCTGCCATAGCAGAAAGTATTTCGCTAATCAAAGAGAATCGTATGGATGAAGTTGAAGCCATTGTTAAGAAGGCTTTGCTCATCAATCGTGACGTTGATACAGGTCAGAAGTATTTCAGTGAAATCTCTGATCGTTGGGATCGCGTCTTTAACAAGAAGCAGGATCAGAAGTACAAGACCCTTCTGCCAGCCATTAATAAGTCTCTAGAGGGAGGTTTGGGGGCGAAAGAATTGGCTATGGTTGTTGCTCCCCCTGGAGTTGGTAAATCACTTTACCTAGTGAATCAAGGTGTTCACTCCATGATGGAAGGTAGAAAGGTCTTGTACATCTCGCTCGAAATGAGTGAGGATAAGATCGCACAGCGTTTTGATTCGGTGATGACCTTAGTTCCTCAGATGAAGCTGAAGGATCCTGCTAACCAACTTACTGTCAAGGAGCGTCTTGATATGTTCAAGAAGCATTTCCCTGGAAGTGAATTGGTTATCAAGGAGTTCCCTACAGGCCAAGCGTCCATTAATACCATCCGTAATCTATTGGTTCAGCTAAAGAACTACAACGAGTTCGAGCCTGATCTTCTGATTGTAGATTACCTAGAGCTACTTCGTCCTACGCGAGAGATTCAGCAAGAATACCAAGCGCAGCAGAAGATTGCGGAGGAGCTTCGTGGAGTCGCTATGGAGCACAATATCCTAATCTGGACTGCTACACAGACCAATCGTCAAGGTCGCATGGTAAAGATTATTACCGATGCAGAGCTAGGTGATTCTTATGGTAAGATTCGTACCTGTGATTTTGCCATGTCTCTGAATCAGACTGAGGAAGAATTTGACGAGGGGCGTATGCGAGCTTACGTCATCAAGTCTAGAAATGGTAGACCTCGTTTCTCTGTTCCCGTTAAGGTATCTTACGAGATCCTGAGGATGGAGGAGGGCGACGAGATCTTTGATGCGGAGGAAGATGATGAATAAGTATAAGCACCCTAATCAATTTCATGATGGTCTAAGGGTATATAAAATAGTTCAGAAAAGCCTTAAAGATGAAGGTCTTATGGGTAAAGTAGATTTTGAAGAACGGATTATTTATGTAGATCCAGGTCAAGATCATTTAGAATATAGAAAGACCTTACTTCATGAAATTATTCACATTGGCTATGATTACTTTGGGTTAGATAATGACGATAATATGCCTACCATTACTAATGAATATATTACCACGGTAACTACCAATATGATGCAACAGTATTGGTTCTTTAATATGGATTTATTCGAGTTTATCTTCTCATACCCTAAATAAGGTATGGAATATTTAACACAATCTACACTATTTCTGAGAAAAGTAGAAAACTTTACTAAGTTTTCAGTAAATGATAATGGTTATTGGGATTTTTCTACTTTAAGTAATCCAGAAAGAGTTGCTAATGGATTAAGTTTTTTTAAAATAACTAGTATATTTGGAATTTTAGATGAAAACGCAGAAGATCCTTCAAAACCTGCATATTATGGAAATATCGGAGATTATGTAGTTAGAAATGGAAGTGGATCATTAGCAATAATGACCCAGAAACAGTATATTGATAGATTTATACCAACTACATTAGATATTAAAAGACAAGCACTTAACTCTGAAGAATTAAAAAATCCTGGGTTTATAACTAAATTACTTAGAGGATCCTCCCCATCAGTCTCTAATAGAGGGACGATGACATCCATGAATGCTTCACGACCTCAACCAAGATCTGGCGGGTCTAGTGGATGTAGCTGTTCTAAATAATTTACAAAACTATGAAACAATTTATTGAGTCCCTAGAGGACTTTACTTGGGAAAACTATAAGACTATTAGTGACGCTTTGGTAATGTTCGATGATTCTAATATCGAACTGGAAATGCAACGCCAACCCACTATTTATTCTTACTATCATGCTTTGATGAGTCTTGCCAAGAAGACTGTTAATGATATCGAAGCGGATAATGTGAGAGTTGCATCTACGATTCGTTCCTCTTATAGGAACAATTCTAAGGTTGGCAATAAGCTGACCGCTAAGGATCTTGATGATCAGGTCTTTGCAGATGAGCAGTATATTGCTGCTACTCGTAAGCTGAACGAAGCATCGTTCAAATATGAACTACTCAAGGGACTCGTTCGCGCTCTTGAGCAGAAGAAAGATATGTTGCAACAAGTCTCCGCAAATAAGCGGGAAGAGACTAAACTTTACAAGTAACCAACTATTATAACACTACTTAAACAGGAGAACTATTATGCCTATTGACCTTAATGCACTTCGTAAAAAGCACGAACAACTTAATAATCCTGGTGGAGCTACAAGCTCTGCTAATGGGGACTTCCTTCAGAAGTTCTACCAAATCAAGGACGGAGGAAATATGGTCCGTATCCTCCCTTGGAAGGATGAACAGAAGCAATTCTATGCTGAAACTAAGATTCACCGAATTCCTGGACCTGATGACACGGTGAAGAACGTACACTGCCGAAAGGTTCACAGTGAACAATGTCCTCTGTGTGATCTTTATTATGCGCTGTGGAAGACTGGTCGCAAGGAAGATGAAGATCTTGCTCGCATCATTAAGCCTCGCGCTCGTTACTACATGAATGTTCTTGATCGTGATAGCAACGATATTAAGATTCTTTCTGTCGGTGTTATTTTGTTCAAGAAGATTATTGCTGCTATGTTGGATGAAGACTTCGGTGATATCACCGATCCTGAAAAGGGTCACGATTTCAAGATCGTGAAGGAAATGGATGGACAATGGCCGAAGTACGATCAATCGGCTCCTCGTCCTAAGGCTTCTACGCTTGGCAGCAAGGCTGAGATCGCTTCGGTCATGGGAAGTCTCCATGATATCCATGAGCTTGTTAAGCTGGAGGATTATGAGGAAGTGAAGCAAGCCGCAGCCGCTCTTATGGGCGGTCCTATTCCGAAGGGTAAGGCATCTAAGGGATCGGATGACGTTTCCGATGATGATTACCTTTCCAAGCTACAAGGATAATTTATGCGAAACTTTTTAACTGTATCTCTTTTTGCGCTAGTTGTAGGCATGGGAACAACTTCCTGTGCTACCATGAAGGAATGGTTTGTTGATGATCCTATTGCGGTCACAACTGATAATCAACTTAAGGAGGGTGAAAAGCCCGCTGCTGTAATTCCTAAGGAGCAACTTCCCGAAGAACTTCAAGCAGTAATCCCAGAGGGGACTCAGGTTGTTCTAGCGGAAAAGGAGCAGCTACAGGAGGGTGCAGCGTATGTACCTCTAGGTAAGCCAGAAGGTGTCGATATTGCTGGAATTATTCAAGCAATCTTTGGTGTCGCTGCTGCATTCTTCCCCAGCCTAGCTGCATGGGAAGGTATTGTGGCTCTGTTCTCGCAACGTAAGCGTCAACAGTATGCTAAGGCATTCACATCAATTATGCCTTTCGACAACAAGATTGATATAGGTGGTGCTATGAGTGCTTTGGCTGCTGCAATCGGTGCAGCACACTCGACCAAGCAACCACAACCTGTGCCTGAACAAGAATGTTCACAAACCCAAGCATAGACTAATATAAATCGTCTATGATATGAGGACACCTCTAAAAAGGTGT